CTTTGATTATATTAACGACGTAAAATCAGGTAAAATTTAAATTATGTATTTAAAAAACAATGACATTAATAAGAGATATTCTATATTTCCTATTACACACCCAGATTTATGGGAATACTACAAGAATGCAGAAAAGCAAACTTGGGTAGCTGAGGAGACTGACCTTAGTAAAGATAAATACGATTCTTTATCACCAGATGAAAAGACTTATCTAGACAACATACTAGCATTCTTTACAATATCAGATGGACTAGTGATTGAGAATTTATGTACTAACTTAATAAATGATGTAGACATCTTAGAGGCTCAATACTTCTACGGTCACCAAACATTTATTGAGCAGATTCATGCTAATGGTTATGCGTTACTTATCGAAGCATTTATAAAAGACGAAGGTAGAAAGCTAGATTTATTTAACTCCATGGAGACTAATCCAGCAGTTGCAGCTAAGGCTGGCTGGGCACAAAAATGGATCGATCACTCGTCATTTGCTCATAGGTTAGTAGCGTTTGCATGTGTAGAAGGTGTAGCTTTCTCAAGTCTATTTGCAGGTGTGTTCTACTTTAGAAGTAGAAATAAGATGCCTGGATTATGTGAGATGAATGAACTAATTATTAGGGATGAGACTGTACATTATGAGTTTGCTTTAAACCTATACAAGAACTATGTAAAAGATGACCTTAAATTATCTAAAGATGAATTAAAAGGTATTATCTTAAGCTGTTGTGAAGCAGAGCTAGCTTTTGTAAATAGCAGTTTACCATCAGGATTGTTAGGCCTTACTAAAGAAATGATGACTACATATGTTAAGTATGTTGTAGATATTGTACTTAATGATTTTGGATGTGACCCTGAATTTAACGTAAGTAATCCACTTGATTACATGGCTAGATTAGGACTATCAACTAAAAACAACTTCTTCGAGAAGCGTATCGGTGAGTACACAAGAGTAGATATACCAGATTCAAGTGAAGGTATATTTTCTGATGATGAATTTTAAACTATAACATATGAAGATTATTAAAATTGACGGTAGAGAAGTAGGATTTCTACCTAACAAGATTCTTAATAGAATCAAAAAACAGTCTGCTGGACTTAAGGTAAATGCTGAAGAACTATTCAAAGAGGTAATCCCATTAATAACAGATGGGATTACTACTACGGAAATAGACGAACTTCTTGCATTTAAGTCTGCAGATAAAATTATACTACATCCGGATTACTCTATATTAGGTGGACGTATACTATTAAGTAGACAGTCTAAATTAATTGGAGAAAAGTTGCAGCCTGTAGATCTTACATACGACTTTTTTGCTGCAACTACATTCCTAGATAAGTACTCAGATAAATCAGAAGAGGAGTCTCCAGTTGAGTTACCTCACATGATGTATAAGAGAGTATCTAATGTATTATACCCTAACGATAGTAAGCATAAAGATGAACTACTAGAAGAGCTAAATGCCAAGAGAGGTAACTTTGCTACGCCTACATATACTAACTTAGGTGTAGAAGGAAGAGGGTCAGCGATCAGCTGTAACCTTACTCACTTAAAGGGAGATAACACGGCAGATATTGAGGAGACTTTAACTAAGATTGCTTATGCTTCTAAGGAAGGATCTGGTATCGGTCTGTTTATTGATCCGCTAAGAAGTCAAGAATCTACTGTATCCTCATTTAAAGGAAAAGCCGGAGGTGTACCTCGGTTTGCTGATATGGTACAAAGTAAGATGAGATTCTATAAGCAAGGTTCAAGATCTGGTAGTTGTGCTCTTTACATGTCTCTATGGCATAAAGACATATTATCATTCCTATCTCTTACATTGCCTATTGGTGAAGAAGTACTTAGAGCTAGAGATTTATTTACTGCTGTTATTGTTAATGACTTGTTTATGAACAAGTTACTAGCTGACGAAGAGTGGTATTTATTCTGCCCTAATGATATTTATAAAGCGGGACTTCCTGCATTACAAGATGTTATTGGAGAAGAGTTTGTAGATGTATACAATAAAGCGGTAGAGTTAGGATTAGGTACTAAAATACAAGCTAAGACTATATGGGATTCTATTATAAAGTCACAAGCAGAAAGTGGTAAACCTTACGTGCTTAATAAAGACAGTGCTAACAAGAGAAACATGCAAGATAATATTGGTATTATCAAGCAGTCTAACTTATGTGCAGAAATATTACAAGCATCTAAGCCAGGTTATACTCCACAGTGCACATTAGCATCAGTTAACTTATCATGTCAAGACGATTTAAAATCTATTGATAAGACAACTAGAGTATTAGTTAGGGCCCTTAACAAAGTTATAGACATTAATAAGTGGAGTGACGAATGGAGCAGTTCTGCAGGTCTTGATCAGAGAGCTCTTGCAATTGGAGTAGCAGGTCTTGCTGATTTCTTTGCAAAGAGAAAGATTAGTTTTGAAAGTGAAGAAGCCAAGGTTTGGACTAATGATATTTTCGAGACTATGTACAAAGCTGCCCTTACTGAAAGTATGAAGCTAGCTCAAGAGACTGGTAATAATTACCCAGCTTGGGAAGGAAGTAGGTACTCTAGAGGAGAAACGTATATTGAAGGATGGTCTCCTCTACCTGAAGGTGAACCTATTCCTATGAGTAATTCATTATTGCTAGGGTTAATGCCAACTGCTTCATCTGCTATATTACTATCAGCATTTGAAAGCTTTGAGCCTATTGGTTCTAATGCATTTACTAGAGCTGTAGGCCAAGGTGAGTTTATGGTTATTAACAAATACCTAGTAAGTGAGTTGTCAGAAGTAGGTTTGTGGACCCCACAAATTAGAGATAAGATTATTCAACAAGAAGGTAGCATACAGTCAATAGTAGAAATTCCTGAAGATATTAGATATCGATATAAAACAGTTTGGGAAACACCTCAAAGGTTATTACTAGACTTGTCTGCTATTAGAAACAAATACGTTGATCAATCTCAATCGTTAAATGTCTACCATAAAGAAGCTAAGTATTCTAAAATATCTAGTGCTTTAGTGTATGCATGGAAGATCGGACTCAAGACTGGAGTATATTATACAAGAGCTAAATCTAAACTAAAGAGTAATGCTAAGCTATCTAGTAGTGCTATAAAAGAAAAGATCCCGTCTAAACCTCAGGACTCGTTGTTTAGTTGTGCGGGAGGTTGTAGTGCATAGATATGTACGCAGTATATGAAATACTAAACCTGTCTAATGGTAAAAAATACATTGGATGTTCTAAAGATGCTGGGAAAAGATTTTCTCAGCATCAAGCATCCTTGTCTAAGAATACCCATCAGAACGAGCACCTACAAAGATCTTACAATAAGCATGGACTTGATAGCTTTAAGTACAGTGTTATATGTACATTTGATGACGAATGCGATATGTACGCAAAAGAGGTATCTTTAATAAAAAACTCTGAACGGTTATATAATCTAGCTCCTGGAGGTATGGGAGGTGATACATTCACCAACAGATCTGAAGAAAGCAAGACTGTAACAAGGGAAAGACTTAGTATAGCATCTAAAATTAGTAATATAAATAACAAAGATCTACATACTGAAAACACAACTGCTCTATGGAAAGACCCTACTTATAGGGAAAATGTACTAAGAGAACACAAAAAAGCTACTGATAACCAAGAGTATAGAGACAAACTTAGTGTAGGTGTGAAAAAGGCATTAGAATGCCCAGAGCGTAGAAAGGTATGGTCTGACTGTAAGAAAGGAAGACTTAATACTAACTGGAAAGGCCGAGTAATAATATTTAAAGGCGAAGCCATAGAAGAGTATGAAAGTTTAGGTGAGGCATCAAAGGAGACAGGATTAAACCGAGACAGTATATCTAGAGGGGCTAAAACAGGAAATGTTTATAAGGGCAATATCTCAGAATACCACGGGTATAAATTCAAGCTAGATAAATCATAAATGAAAACAGATAAAAGTAGTTCATTATATGACGGTGTAGATTTATCTACTCACTTAAGAAGGGGTATTGATTTTATTAATATCTTTGATAGAAGTATGATGAAATATTCTGGGACATCAGAAAAGTGTCCCCTAGTTCATCCAGAGCTGGGGGAATTCTCTTTCTTTCTATCTTATGTATGTTATGTAATGTACAGATATAGAGATACTTTTAGAGCATCTGATTATATATCTTTAGGTAAACGTATACATAAAAAGAGCGTCTCAAGAGAATTGCCAATAATAGACGAAGACAAAATAGAAAGAGCTAGAAACGATCTGATGGTTGGAACAGCATTATGGGTCGAGCAGAACAAGTACATCCAAGACTTCCTAGCAGGTATGCCGAGAAGAGCAATACTATTATGCTATAGCTTGAATAAGAGTATCAAGTTTCTGCCCGATACCCATAAATGGCCTGCTCATGCTATATTAGACACACTAGAATTCATTAGACATAACTTAAATAAGAATGGGAAAATTACACCGAGTAGTAATGAGCTTATCTGCGACAGTAAAAAGTGGCAGGTATATAAAACAAATAAAGGCCTACGACATAAAGAAGGAAACGGAAAAGACTGTGACCTATATATTAGAAGGGCCTCACCAAGTGGTGAATAGAATTAGTAAGTCTTTAATACTAGAACCTATAAGTGATTATAGAAACGACAAGATTACTAATATACAATTCTATACATACTACTATCCTGAGGATAAAGAGAAAGCCAGTAAGGTGCTGGAGACTGCAATTAAAGATGCAGTAAATGAATTAACTAGAATAAACAATTTAGCTATTATAGCTTTAAATCAAGGACCATTAAACATAGAATCATGAAAAATTACATTATTATTACAAGTATCAACGAGACTAATTCAGTATACGCATCAGAAATAGTTAACACAGTTTTAAAGCCTGTATTAGTTAGTAAAAAAGTATCATTAATGCCAGGAGTAGATAATGTTATAGTACTTAAAAATAGTGCTGTATCTACAATTCTAGCTAGTAAATTATCTAACGAGTTACATACATTAGGTATTGACGTTACTTATGTATCAGAAGAAGAAGAAGTAGGAGAAGAGGAAAAAGAATCTCCTAAAATGAGTGTACTACTAATGTATGTAAAAGATGAGATTGCTTACTCTAGCTTTAGTAGATACTTAGATACAATGGGAGATAATGATATCGTAGTACCTCTTTTATTTGGTAGAGATATTCACAACCCTGAGATTAATCCTTATGGTTACCTAGACCATGACTGGGGCTCTGTTACAGATCTTGATAAGAGAAGTATTAAAGATGCTGTTATATCAGCATCTGAATTTATCTTATCAGAAATCGATGAATCAGCAGTTCATTTAGACGTTACACTTAACATTTTAGTAGACTCAGTTGT